TCAAACTGACTTTAAAACAGTATCCGAGTAACCGGAAATAACCGCGGAATTTGTCTCCTGGACAACCTGTGCGTAACACTCCAGCATAACGCGGGGGCTGTTGCCCATGATTGCGGCCACGTCCCTGACCTTTGCTGGCTCGGATCCGGTCAGGATATTTGTGGCAAAAGAGTGTCGCTGGTTATACAGCGGGATCTCCGGAAGCGGATCCTCCGGGAAGGCATCATTATAGGATGCAAGCAGCCGCCGGAAGCCTTTGGAGTAAACGTCCGGAGTGATCGGAGCGCCGAACCGGGAAACAAAAAGAAAATCGTTATCGGCAAAAGCGGGATGATTGGCACGCATGGAATCTTTCCAGGCGATGTGTTTGTCGATCTGCTCGATGGCAGCAGGCGGCAGCGGGAGCCAGCGGTGGGATCCGGCCGTCTTTAAGCTTGTCTTATCTTTAAACTTGCTATACCCACTGTTGATGGAGATTCCGCACAGGTCGGGACGATATTCTTTCTGCAGCATTCCACACACTTCCCCAGGGCGCGCAGCACACAGGGCAGAGACGATCAAGAGCGGATAATACTGTGATCCGGAAGACTTGGCAAAAGAAAGGAAAGCGTGGATCTGCGTGGGAGTCCAGACGGCTTTTTCCTTTTTGGGAACAGACAGGCGCCGCGCGGTTCCAAGTGGCAGAGCCATTTTATATTCGTCCTGGCAAAAGTGGGACATATTAGACAGGACGTTAATTGTTTTGTTTACGGTTGCCGGTGCGTACTTTTGAGAGAGCAGCCGGACGTATTCCCGGAAGTGGTCGGAGGTCAGGCTTGCTATTTTGCGATCCCCGAAAACGGGACCAATATATTTATTGTAATACCCAACATAAACCTTATAAGTGGGGGCGGCAAGGGCCTTTTGTGCGTGTGGCTGCCATGCTGCGTAAAGCTCTGCAATGGTCAATGTTTTGCTTTGCACTTTGCTGGATGCCCCGTCCTTTCTTTGCATTTCCATTTCGCGCCGGATTTTTGATTCATCCGTCAGTGCCTCCGAACGCTTTTCGCGGAGGGGACCGCATAAGGATTTTTTAGCAACAGAGTCATAGACGGTGGCGTAGTATCTTTTTGTTTCCTTTCCACTTTTTCTGGTCGTAATTTTTGTTTGTACAGACATCTTTTTCCCTCCTGTTTGTAAAAAAGAGTATAAAAATAACACCTATGCAGGTGCAGGAGGTTTGTGGTATAATTTTCATGTCGGAGAAGATTATACCGACCATCTGGTCTGCATAGTTTTCTGGGAACGCCTCGGTGTTGGTAGCACTGGGGCTTTCCTTTTTGAATAAATCATTGATGCAAAGCGTAAGATCGGCTTGGCGTAGCCATGTTGTAGAGCTGTCCATCGATCAGCTCCGCGCGCTGCCCGTCTGGTAAGTTCCAGTAGTCTTCGGATGTGCAGGTGTGTTGTTTCGGTAAAGGCATAGGCGATTCTCATTTCAATGAGAATTTCCGTTATTGAGCTTTTTAGATAAAGAAAGCAGTTTATCTCTATCCCATAGCTTAACGCCGAGCGCAGTTGCTTCTTCTATTGCTTGCTTGGTAAAATAGCGGTTAGTCATAACAACTGCTATATCCCTGTGGTAAATACTTTTTCCGGTGTGTGCTTGTTGTATGGCGGCATTTCCGATGCTTGAAGCATAACATTTACATTGTATAGCGTAAGTTATATCATCCTTTTCAGCTAACAGATCAATCCCGTGATCTCCAGTTTCTGATGTAAGTTGGACATTTTCAAAGCCGTTGATTATTAGTAAATTAAGGCAGAATTTTTCGAAAGTTATGCCATCCATTTTATCCATTTCATGGATGATAGCATTTGATGGTATATCTATCGGTGTTGGGTCTATGCCAATAATTTTCTTTACTTCTGGAAAATCGCAAATATACAATAAATCCAAAAACGATTTAATGGATAGATTGTGAAAATCAAGTTTAGTAAAAAAGAGACAATAAATACCTAAACGATGATTATTAAGCAATAGATTAGTAATATATTTTTCAAAGTGTGGAGCTTTTTGTACCGCAAATAGTTCATTTATAATGAAGATTATTTTGGGCAATTTATTATCTGGTTGTTTCAAATTATACGCATCAATATTTGTTGCATTACAAGAAACAAATTTTTCTATTCTATCATTCCTTTCGGATATTAGCCAATCTATAAGAAACGGCAGTTTAGTAATGTCATTTACAACGGGTATGAGTAATTGCGGAAAATCGTTATACTTCCTGTAGGGCAAAAGATTGTTATCATATATGATTGTTCTCATTACATCTGGAGAGTTATGAGAAAATAGGAAGTCTATTATTTCAGCTTGCTGATTTTCACTAATTTTATATACGAGAATATTTTTGAAATCTTTTAAATATTCTCCATCATATAAACAATATGTCGTAGTGAATTGCGTTTCTGCTTTTAGAAAGTTATTTTGGAATGTATTCTTTGGAAGAAAATTAGTTTCCAAAAATATTTCTGGGTCATTTGAATTTGATATATCTTTTAAAAGCTGTTCAAAATCGTTAGAATTCATAAGAACTCTGCGAGGAGATGTGCCAATTTCTTCTCCGACTACATGAGTTTTAGCCAGTTGATCCATGATTTGTGCAGCACGATTAAAACCAATTTTAAAAATACGTTGCAACATTCCAATAGAAGCCATATTTTTCTTTATTACAAATCTTCCTGCTTCTCCGAAGTAAGGGTCAAAAATTTTTTTAGGCATCGTATTCTCCCGTACATGTATATTATTTCATTCTTAATTCAATCAAATTCTTTTGATATCCCGTAGCCCTTGCAACCTGATCTATGGTGCAATCCTGGTATTCCAGCAAAACTTCATCTGATATCAATAATTCCATTGCAAACTTATTGGCTTCGATCTCATTTTTTGAGTTGAGCAGCAGTGTTTTATTTCGTATAAAATAACAGTTTTCCTTTCTGTGCAGGATTGCGTGTCCGAGCTCGTGAGCCATTACCAGTTGTTTATCGTGGTACGATAGGTTCTGGTTCAAAAAAATGTATCTGTGATTCTTTAAAAACATATAACAGCCCTCATATTTCAGATCACCGAACTGATATAAAATATTCAAACGGTCGGCAATTTCAAAAGGGTCTGATGTGTTATATTTTCGTTTATAGTAGTTGACAATCTTTTTGATGTCCTGCAATCAAATCACCTACTTTTTATATTTCTTAGGAGTGTATTTCTCCTTGTTGATTATTTTCAGGCGGCGCAGGGCAATTTGAAGCTCGTCGCGGAACAGATCAGCAGCTTCGGGGTCAAGGGCTTCGCCGTTGTAGCTGGCAGGACCATCTTCACCGGCAGTGAGCTTTGCCATGATGTTGTCAACGTCTTTGGCGATGTCACGTTCGTCTTTGGGCGTGATGCCTTCTGTTTTTTCATCAATTAAATCTGTTTTACCTATATTAAAGTAATCAGCTAAAAGTTGTACTTTTCCCATTCGAGGAAGAGCTATTCCCTGACACCATGTATTGAATGTTTGTGGAGAAACTCCAATAGCATCTGCAACTTCCTTTTGCGTTTTGTTATTCAAGGAAAGATAATTATTTAAGTTTCTTGAAAATATCTTTTTCTGTTCTTCATCTGCCATAACGATACCTCCTATTTGGATAATACAATAAAATAGTATTAAAATCAACAAAAAGTCAAAAAAAAATTGATTTTAGTATTGACATCAAATTTAATTTGATTTATTATAATAAGCGAAAGGAAGGTGATTTGAATGGATAAATTCCAAATAAGTCTGGCGGCTGCGCGAGTTAATGCCGGACTTACACAGGAAGAAGTCGCAAAAGCCATGAAAGTCGGGAAACAGACGATCGTGAGTTGGGAAAAAGGTAATTCAGAACCTAAGATGTCCCAGAGCAGAGAATTAAGCGAACTTTATAAGATTCCGCTGGATTATATTTTTTTACCCACAAAATCAAATTAAAATTGATTCCAAAGAAGGTGGAGAGATGGATGAAAAAGAAAAAAACAAGGCAGTGGACGAAACAGTCCTCTCAATCTGTGAATGGATTCAAGTGGAACTGAAAGAATCTGGTTCTTTCCCAGGCTCAATGATGTTGCCGGCTATGGTAAATGCACTGGCTAATTTGGTATCAGCCAGCGCAGATAGATACGAGCCAGTTTACCAGAGATTATCAGATGGAATAGCGACCATCTATCAGAGGAAATGAAAAACAAGAATTGATTCCAAAGGAGGGAACCAAAATGGAAACATTAAGCTATTACATCGGAAAAGAAAGAGAAATAGAGATCGGCGAAGAATATTACCTCGGACAGCTCTGGGACGGAAGCGGAGATGTTGAGGATATCATCGAGGAAGATGGGCAAGGGTGCGTCTGGGTCGGAGACGACGAGGACGGCAAGCCGGTGATCGTAGGATTTACCTACGAGGAGCTGGACCAAGAGAGACTAATGGACACGGTTGTGACCGTGACAGATATCTTTTAATAAGATGAGCGACTTTGAAAAAGGCAAAATCTGCGGTTACGGCGAGGCGATCGCAGAGATACGGGAAGCTGTAGAGGAAACGGGGGCAGAAAATGATTCTGAAAGAACTGTTAAAGGTAGCCAGCGGCACGCTGGTAGAACTTGAGATCGAAGCGGGAGATATGATTCTTCGGACAGAAACACTTGCAGAAGTCATGATGAGGAATCTGAACGAAGAGAAAAAGAACTGCGAAGTAACAAAACTTGGAGCGAGCGAGAGGACGCTGATAGTCCGAATTAAGGATGAAGGCAAAGCGTATTCGGACAAGCGGGCAACCTGGGGATGGAGGAAATAGCCTATGTACATCGAAGAGCGCGTGCAAGCGCTGGAGATGCAGATCGAGTTGCTGCAAAAGCAACTTGAGAGCCTGCAGGGTGCAGGAGAAGAACAGTTTCTTACGCCGAAGGAAGCAGCGCAGCTGATGCGCTGCAGCGTCCAGACAATTTATTTGAAGGTTCAGTCTGGCGATATACAGGCGGACATGAGCACAGGGCGGGCGAGAATCCCACGGTCACAGTTTTACCGGAAAAAGGAGACTCCGAAACAGCCGCCCCTGAAAAGGGTAAGACCGGAAAAGCCCATAACCGGAATCGAGGATATCCGAAAGCAGATGTTCGGGTAAGAAAGGAGAATTACATGGAAGACCTTATGTTAGGAATTGCGACAAACTGCCTGACAGCGGCAATGATCCTGTGGGAAACAACAGACCTGCAGTGTTTCCCGGCGACGCTGGCAATTACCGCAGCGGCAGCGTTTCTGATCTGTGCGCGGGAAATGGTCAAAAAAAATGATGCAGAGCTGTGATCTTGGCGGATTGGCTCTGCATCGGAAGGGGTTATATAAAATAATCCTTTCTTAATTATAAACAGAAAATGGAGGAAAAGCAATGGGAAACATTAGCGTTTTCATTTCTGCCGGAGACGATAAGCGCATTGTGGAAGAGGTTCAGGGCTGCGTTTATGCAGGAATGTTCCTTGAAAACAATGGGAAGATTAAAATTCGCCCGATGTGTATGCGAGTGAACGAAATCGAAACTCCTTCGGTTGTCGCAGCTGCCGCGTGTGTTGCAGCCCTTGCAATTTGTGATGCGAATACAAGAACAGGCATCCCGACAACAATTGCGATGGATTATTTTTTCAAGGAAATGAAAAAACGAGTACAGGAATATTCAAAGGAGGAAATACAGTGACAGAAGTAAGAGCAGTTATTACCCAGCAGGAGGGTGCCGTATCCTGCAACTTTGAAGAGGTAGAAGCCTACATAAAGGATCGCCTGAAAGAATATGACGGCGCAATCTTTACAGAGGAAAGCAAGGGATACGCTAAAAAAGAGCTGGCAAAGCTCCGGGCGGAGAAGAAAGAGCTTAACGACAATCTCCGCGAAGCAAAAAAGAAATACATGGCTCCCTGGGATGCTTTTGAGCCGAAGGCAAAAGATCTGATTAACCTGTTTGACGAGCCAATAACCTTAATTGACGGACAGATCAAAGCCTTTGAAGAAGGCCGAATTGCGCAGAAAAAAGCGCTGATCGAAGCGATTTATACGGAGCTGGTCGGTGATCTGGCGGACATCATCCCATTGGAGCGGATTTATAACCCGAAATGGGAAAACGCCACTACAAAAGAAAAGGCAATCAGGGAAGAGGTTTTAGCGCAGGCGACGGCAGCGCGGATTGCATTGGATACCATTCGCGGGATGCGCTCGGATGCCGAATCTAAAGCGCTGGATGTATACAAGCAGACTTTAAGCTTGCCGGAAGCGATCTCCTGCATTAACGCCTACGAAGCCCAGAAAGCGGAAATCCTCCGAAAGGAGCAGGAGCGGCAGCTGGAGGAAGAGCTGGCGCGTGTCCGCCGGGAAGAGCGCGAGAAACTGAAAGCGGAACAGAAAGCACTGGAAGAACGGGAAGCACAGCGCCTGGCGGCGGAGGAAGCCCTCGAAGCGCAGCGTAGACAGCTGGAAGCAGAGAAACAGGCAGCTGTAGAGCAGGCGCGGGAAACCGGAGCGCAGGAAGTAATCGAAAGCCTGACCCCGGACGCCGAAGAGGACACGCAGCTCTACGAATACAGATTGGCATTGTCCGAAAAAGGAAAAGAAGCCTTTGAAATGTATCTGGATAGTGTTGGAATCGACTGGGAGATGATTTGATGGAAAACATGACTATCTACGACGCTTGCCGCAGCGTCCCGGAAAGCGCGAAAAAGGCGATCACTGCGGGGCGGCTGAAAGGCAAGACCGACATAAATCCGATGTGGCGTATTAAGCGCCTGACGGAACAGTTCGGACCCTGCGGAATTGGCTGGTATTACAAACCAGTTCGGAAATGGCTGGAAACGCACGGAGACGAAACCGCAGCGTTTGTGGACATCGAACTGTATGTAAAGATCGGCGGAGAGTGGTCGATGCCGATCGCTGGAACCGGCGGTAGTATGTTCGCAGCGCGGCAGAAAGACGGCGTTTATGTATCGGACGAGTGTTACAAGATGGCGTCCACGGATGCGATCTCTGTAGCCTGCAAACAGCTCGGCATCGGAGCAGACGTCTACTGGGATGCAGACCGGACAAAATACGATGATCCGAAAGCACCAACCACTATGCAGCAGGCAGAAGCCCCGGTAGATAAGCAGCGGGCAGAGCTGATCGGGCAGATGCAGGCAGAGCTGCAGCGCACCGGATACGGTGCGAAAGCCGTCCTGAAAACATACAAAGCGTCCGATTTGGGGAGCCTAAGTAACTTGCAGATTAAAGACTGCATCAAGAGGCTTAAAGGCTTGCCCGATAGGGAGGCAAGCGCATGAGGTGTATTGCGGAGATTGCCGACATCGGCATGACGATCGATAAGAAGCTTCGGCTGACCCTGAATCTGCAGGGCGCATCGCTGGTGCAACTGGTGCAACTGCAGAAAGACGGGCAGCTGGATGCGATCCTGAAAAAGCACTCCGATAAGCGCAGCCTCGATGCAAATGCCTACTACTGGAAGCTGCTGGGAGAGCTTGCGAAAGCCCTGCAGACCAGCAATGAAGAGCTACATAACCAGCTCTTAGACAGTTATGGCACGCTGGCGGAGGACGAGGACGGCAACTGCATCATCCACTTTTTACCGGAGACGGAGGACTACCTGCGATACAAGCATGAGCATTACAAACCGACCGGAATCATCGTCGAATTTGAGGGCGTGCGGTACTGTAAATTTTACCGGATTAAAGGCTCGAGCCAATACAACACGCGGGAAATGTCCCGCTTGATAGATGGTCTTGTATCTGAATGTAAGGAGTGCGGGATTGAAACACTTACACCGGAAGAACTGGAAAGGATGATGGTGCAATATGCGAAAAAGGATGAGGTCACGTCGCTTGGAGTTTAGCCCGACAGTTCGGCAGAAGATTATAGAGCGGGACGAGGATTGCTTTTTCTGCCGCCACCTGTACCACATGGAGCACGCACTTCCGGGCGATCTTGTACCAAAGGACATAATGCACGTCGTAGCCCGCAGCCACTTAGGGCTGGGCGTAGAGCAAAACGGCGTGCTGGGATGCAGATACCACCACAGTTTATTAGATAACGGTAACAAGGGACTGCATCGGGAAATGGATAGTATGCTGCAGGACTACATGCGGGAGCTTTATCCCGGATGGACGCCGGACAGCGTTACCTATCATAAATGGTTGTAACACCAGCCCCGCCGGGGCGAAAGAAGCTGCTGATTCGAACTTGTTGGGGAGTATATATCACGGCTGTGACAGGTGACCTCCTGTTACCCCAGCGCCGGGGGCAAGCGGCGCATCCCTAACTGGAGAAAGATCATGAATATTTTAGATTACATCCCGACCGGGCATAAAAATGCTGTTTCCAGACGCTGGCTGCAGACCACAACGCACATGAGTGATCGGATGGTGCGGTGGCTGATCGCAGAAGTAAATAAAAACGACTGCGATGCGGAGCTGATTATCAATCTGCAGGATGGTAAAGGGTATTTTAGACCGGCGGAAGATGAAAAGAATCTGGTTCGAAATTGGATGGCAATAGAAAGTTCCCGAACTGCTGAGAATCGCATGAATGTGGATGCAGCGAAACGATATCTGCGAAAAGATAAGAAGCCACGCGAAAATGAGTTAGAAAAGAACCAGATCACAATGGATGAATGGCTTGCGAGCCTGAATGGAGGCGGATAAGATGCCAAACAGGATTTTAAAAGAAAGTATCTGCCGATCAGATACGATCGACCAGCTAAGCTGGTTTGAAGAAGTCCTGTTCTACCGCCTGATCGTATCGTGTGACGATTATGGGAGATATGACGGAAGGCCCGCGATTATCCGCGGGACATGCTTTCCGCTAAAGGATATTACATGCAAGAGCATCGCTGATGCCCTGCAGAAGTTAACGTCTGTAGGCTTGGTCAGAGAATATTACGTTCAAGGAAGACCGTACCTGCAAATGGTAACTTGGGGAGATCACCAGCAAGTGAGAGCAAAGAAAAGCAAATATCCAGCAGAAGAAAGCAACTGCGAGAATCTGATATCAGATGATATCAATTGCAATCAGATGATATCGAACGATTGCAATAGTCCTCGTAATCCAATCCAATCCGAATACGAATCCCAAAAAATATCGCGCGAGGAACCAGAGCGGTTTGAGGACTTTGCTGCAGCGTACCCGAAAGCAGGGGCAGACCTGCCTGGAGTGGCTGTGGAATACTTAAACACCCTGCGGATGGGTGTAGCTGCGGATGATCTTGTACAAGCAGCGAAGAACTACGCCGAAGCCTGCCAGATACGCGGCACGCAGCCGCTATATATCTTGAACGCTGAAAATTTCCTGCGGAAGCTGAAGTTTGACGAGTATCTGCCAGAGAAGTACAAGAAGCCGAAACCGCCAAAGCGGCAGCATACCAGCGTTGACCAGTATAACCAGTTTATGAAACACGACTACGACATGGACAGTTTGGAAGCTGCCCTACTGGGGAAGTGAGGCGGATATGAGAGTAACAAAAGATTGTGCCTATCCGGACTGCGAAGCCTGCCAGCATCCAGATTGTATCATGTCGGAGACCGACATAACGGCGCTGTTAAAACGCAGACGGAGGAAAGAGGATCCGGAAGCATATCGGCAGAAGCAGCGGGACTACAGGAGCAGGATAAAAGCAACGCTGCCGCACTGCGATGGCTGCGAATCCTGCGTACTGGTTCGCAAGGAGAAACAGGACGGATACCGGAGGCTGTGCATCGCAGATATGCGACTAATCGAGCAGAAAGTGGCAAACAGTCCGCAGTGGTGCAGGAAGAGAGGACAGAATGGGACGTAAAATTATCCTGTACGACCTGTACAAGGACGACGAATATCAGGGACGGTACAAAGCAAAAGAGCTTATGTATTTGCTGGGCATGTCCCGAGAGACCATAGCCAGCCGGGTTTACCACGGGGTAAAAACAAAGGATGGCTACGAGATTATGAGAGCAGAGCCGGACGGATGGGCAGAGAGCTGGGAGCGGGCATGTGCGCCGCTCAGAAGAAAATAACATGATGGAGGTAAGAAGCTGATGAGAGCATTCTTTGGGGCGGTTATCGCGATCGGCATTGCGGCGGTTGCTGGTGGCTTGTTTTGCGCAGTGTACACCGTAGGGGAGTACATCGTAGAAACAGAATATGAAAAGCGATACGGAGCACAAAACTGGGAAGAAAAGCGGAGAGAACGTAAAAAAAGGGCTATGAAAGAGTTAAAGTGCATGCTAAAGCTTATTGCATACATAGCAATATTTTCAGCTGCGGTACTGTTTGGAAATTTTGTTGCAGAATTGCTTGCAGCATTGGTCTTATAGGGAATGGAAGGAAAATAATGATTGCAATATGGATTAAAACGCCGCCGGATGCCGAACCGGTATGGATGGCGGCAGATAACCGGATCAGGGATCTGGCGCTCTCGATCGAACGGCGTGCAGGTATCGCACCGGATGCGGATGGGCTTCGGCAAATTCGGGAATGGGCAACAGAGATTGTTTGCCAGTGCGACATGGTGGAGCGTGTGCAGGAACAGGCAGAACCGGCGTGGAAGAGCGAGCTGCAGGATGCGTTCCTGCGGGGCAGCAGGGTGTAAGGAGGCATACAATATGACGTTGGGAGAATTCGAGAAGATTATAAGCGGTAAATTTTTATAAAAATATGGAGGTTATAAACATGACGTTTAATGCAAAACAAATACATCGTGGTCAGTACAGAACGTTCGGAGATTTTTTCCGGGTTTGGGAAATCGAAACGGATATGCCCAAAGAAACCGTGATCGATAAGTGCTTTTCGGAACTTTCCCAAAAACGACTTCCAGAAGAAAAAGAATGGCGCAGAGAAGTCAGATACGGATGCGGGCATTTTGGGGATGCGGACTACTTCTTTAGGGGATACTACAGCATCGAAACAATTGAAGGTGGTTTCCGGTTCACTGTTTGCGAACCGTATGCCGATTAAGATTTAAGGATAAAATGATGTGCCGGTTGTGCAGATGCAATTACCTTTTACGAGGGATATAAATGTATAAAAACGCAGAGGGATACCGAGATGAAACAGCCTGACGGGCAATTATCGCGGTAGCAATAGAAGAAAGAATAAAGAGCAGAAAGCTGCAGGAGGACAAGAATATGGGAACAGAAAATAAAACCGGAGAGGTTTGGAGAACACGAACTGTCACAGGGGCAGAGAAGATCGTGCTGGTGGTAGCAGACCACGGGGAAATGGCGTATGTAATTCACTTGGCGGAAGAAGGCGTACACACAGACATTGAGGTAAATTGCGAGGGGCTGCGGTACGGGTCCAGCGATCGAATGTACTATGTACCATCCAGAAGTTTTGAAGAATACCTCCGTACAGTAACAGATGAGCAGCTGGCAGATGTGAAAAACAAGCTTGCGGCGGCGATCGGAATTGAGCCGCAGATCATAGAAAAAGAAGTTGTCCGGGAAGTACCGGTGGAAATTCCGAGCAATATCGCTCCTGCGGAGCCACAAAAATGTTGTGATGCAGAGGTGCAGGAGCTTATGATCCGTGCGGAAAGAGCAGAAGCACTGCTGGAAGAGTACAGAGAGCTGTATAAAAACGTAATCGAAATAATCTGACGTTATTAAGGAGGGATAAGAAAATGGACAAAAAGGATATTTTAGGAAAGTTGGGCAAAATAGCGGCTGCGGCTTGGCTGATACTATTTATTCTGGCGTTTAGTATGGACCGCTCCAGAAGAATGGGAGATGTGTTAATACTCTCAGCCTTTGCTGGGGTGTTGCCTATGATTTTTTTCACGATTGGTGATTAGCCAGATGTATTTTGCAAAGGCGAAAATGATCATTTAAAGGAAGGAAAAGAACTATGAAAAATTGGAAATTACCATTGATTATTGTAGGAGTAGTAGTGGCAGTAGTTTTGTTGTGTGTGTTTGGAGTGCAGTCAGTACAGAATCGGGCAATCAGTCTGGAAGAATCGGTCTATACCGCTGAATCTGACATTAAAGTGCAGGAGAAACGCAGGGTTGACTTGGTTTATAATCTGGCAGACTGTGTAAAACAGTATGATCGGCATGAATCAGAAACATTGACTGGACTTGCAGATGGAATGAGCGAAGGGAACAGTGTAGAAGATGTAAATACTGTGATCGCGGCAGTTACATATGCTTATCCAGAGTTGAAAAGCAATGAGAATTATAAGCAACTCATGAATGAATTGTCTATTACCGAAAACATGCTTGCCCAGTACCGGGAAAATTACAATAAATCCGTAACAGCTTATAACAGGTATGTAAAGAAGTTTCCAGCAAGAATCTTCCTCGACTGGACAGGCTATGAGGTTTTGAAATTTCAGCGGTTGGATTATCAAGCACCAGTTGACGCACCGCAGGATTTATTTGGAGAATAGCTTATGGAAATAACCAAGCGCGAAATCATCATCAGCGTTGCAATCGCCGCCGTTATGCTAATAGTCGGTTTCTTTATATCTGGAAAAATAACTGATATGCAGAACGATAAGAACGCCGAATACCAGAAGGCAGTGCATATTGAGGACTCTGAATTATTTCGGTATGGCATGGACACAAATGTTGGAAATGCTTTTGTGTATGGAGATTTGCAAGCGGTTGATACAGTGACTTTTGATGAGATTGGCGGGGAATATCTTCATGCTGAAAAGATAGAAGAACGATATGAACGCCATGAAAGAGAAGTGACAGAAACAGATTCAGAAGGTAAAAAGCACACAAAAGTAGAAGTATACTATGAATGGGAAATCGAGGACAGAGAAAGCAAACATTCCGAAAATATTATGTTTTGTGGTATCGAATTTCCGTATGATAAAATCCCGTATTCTCTGGACAATCACATAAAGACAATAAATTCTGACAGAGAGTACAGTTGGAAGTCAGGGGAATATGTAAAGGTACGATTCAAGTATTATGGAACACCCGTTAAGCACACTGGCACGATATATACCAGATTATCAGATGGAACTATTTCTGACAGTTCACAATTTTTTAAGGACTATATCATTAAGCAAGCATTAGATAGTTGCACTTCTGGTATTGGGAATATAATGTTCTGGTTGTTTTGGATAATTCTGATGATTGCGATTGTGATTTGGTTTTGCTATTTGGATAATAGGTGGTTAGAAGATTAAATTAACGAAACAGAGGGGAAGCCGCATAATGTACCACCCTAACCGGTCAGATCCGGCGCGCCAGCTTGTGTGCTGGTTCCCTCTGTCTACACAGATAAATCCTGCGGGACTGGGATAGGGTAACAAAAAAATAAAGCAAAAAGAAAGAAGGTGGGGAATGTGGGAACAAGGGACACATACTTTAATGGTTACGGTCTGACATACAATGAGGTAAAAAAAATAGAAAACAAGTGCAAAAACGCAAAGGGTAGGGAATTGGAACTGCTGCTTCTGGCTGCGGAAAGCGCATATGCAGAGTTGGCGCAATATCTGTTTTTTAGCCTGACATCAGGGCTGGGGTATGACAACATCTCGAAGATATGCGACATTCCTATCGGGCGGAAGGATTTTTATGGGTATCGAAGGAAAACGATATATTTATACAACAGATACATGATACTGGAAGGACATGCAATCGTGTAAAAGGGGTACGCGGATCAGGAAACGAGAATGGTAAAATAGAATAAGAACTGTATGGGGGTGTGATATGAATTGTAATGCCGTCATGAAAAAGCTTCAGCGCGCCATACTGTCAACGGGGCTCGTAATCAAAATTTCTACCAGCCAATTTTACAGCGAAGAGCAGGACAGATTTTTACGGTTACCAGCGGCTTTTTTTACCACATGATGGATGTAAGCATGAATCGGGTACAAAGTGAACAGAAAGAAATGGTAAAATCAGAGGGAATAGGAGCATGAAACATGGATATAATTAACATCGCACTGAAAGACTTAAAACCATACGAGAATAACCCGAGAAAGAACGATGATGCTGTTAAGTACGTTGCTGAATCCATCAAAGAGTTTGGGTTCAAAGTTCCGATTGTGATTGATAAAGACAACGTTATCGTTGCAGGTCATACAAGGTATAAAGCTGCGAAAAAACTAGGGATGACAGAAATTCCGTGTATTATTGCAGACGACCTGACAGATGAGCAGATAAAGGCATTCAGGTTGGCAGATAATAAAGTAGCTGAAAAAGCTGAATGGGATTTTGACCTGCTGAATACGGAACTGGACGATATTATCGACCTTGACATGGAATTGTTTGGATTCGAGGATGCATTGCAGGACGATGCAGAGGAAGCTGTTGAGGATGAATTCGAGGTAGAGTTGCCTCCAGAGCCGAAATCTAAACTGGGCGACATTTATCAGTTGGGCAATAATAGGCTGATGTGCGGTGATAGCACGGTGCTGGAAGACGTAGAAAAGCTGATGGGTGGGGAGCAAGCAGACATGCTGCTCACTGACCCGCCATACAACGTAAACTATGAGTGGAAGACCAAAGACAAGCTTAAAATAAAAAATGACAAGATGGACAACGATAATTTTAGGCAGTTTTTGACAGATGCTTTTAGCAACGCCGACATGGTTATGAAGCCGGGCGCGGTCTTTTACATTTGGCATGCGGACAGTGAGGGATATAATTTCCGAGGGGCGTGCTTTGATGCTGGATGGACCGTAAGGCAATGTCTTATCTGGAACAAAAACAGCATGGTGATGGGACGGCAAGACTACCAATGGAAGCACGAGCCGTGCCTGTATGGCTGGAAAGAAGGAGCTGGGCATCTGTGGGCTTCAGACAGAAAGCAGACAACAGTAATCAATTTTGACAAGCCCACACGAAATGACATGCACCCGACTATGAAACCGATCCCGTTGTTTGATTACCAGATAAAGAATAACACAAAGGGTGGGGATGTAGTCTTAGACTTGTTCGGCGGATCAGGGACAACCATTATGGCATGCGAACAGAATGGACGGCGCGGCTATTCTATGGAATACGACCCACGGTATGTGGATGTTATTGTCGACAGATGGGAAAAGTTTACAGGGGCAAAAGCTGTTTTATTAAATAAATAATGTTTTTGCATAGCAGAATAACCCGGGAGGAGAAATGGAAGCAATAGGAAGAGTGTATATATTAGATGATCTTGGAAGAATAAGAATTCCAAGGTATGTACGGAGAAGGTTGAACATCCAAGAATCAGATCCGTTACAAATTTTTATTGGGGATAACAATGAGATCATCTTAAAAAAATGTCAGGCAGAAGATGAGCATTTAACTGAAAACAAACAATAAATAAAAAAGAGGTAGTATATATGTCTGATAATGCAAACAAGGGCGGACGGAAAAGAATACCAATTGATCAAAAAGTATTCGAGAACTTATGTTCGATTCAATGCACACTTGCGGAGATTGCGGCAGTTATCGGATGCAGCGAGGACACGATTGAAAGATGGTGCGTGAGGACGTACAAAGAGGGATTTGCGGAGACTTATAAAAAAAAGAGCCAGAAGGGCAAAGCAAGCCTGCGAAGACTCCAGTTCAAGCACGCAGAGACGAACCCGACAATGGCTATTTGGTTAGGCAAGCAGTGGCTAGGACAGCGTGATCAGATGGAGGTTGAGGCGTCCGGAAAGGTCACGATTGTTGACGATATCCCAGACACGGAAACAGAAAAGCAGGAAGAATAAATGGAAGTACAGCAGGCAGCAAGGATAAAGCTTACAGACTTAATTGCTCCAGCTTTTTACAAAGTGCATAAGGACATAAAAGAAGGACGGCACGAGTACTATAACCTTTACGGAGGACGAGGATCAGGAAAGTCCTCTTTTGTGTCTGTAGAGCTCCCGCTGGGCATGATGCAAAACCCGGAGGCAAACGCGGCAGTATTCCATAAATTTTCCGCAATGCTGCGGGATTCTGTTTATAACCAGATCCAGTGGGGGATAGATGCGCTGGGCGTGTCAGATTACTGGCGCGGCAATGTAAACCCGATGCAATTTACCTACCTGCCAACAGGGCAAAAGATCATCTTTAGAGGTCTGGATAAGGCACAAAAGACAAAATCCATTAAGGCAGCCACAGGATTTTTTAAATATCTCTGGTTCGAGGAACTGGACATCTTTAAGGGGCCAGAAGAGATCCGAATGGCGGAGCAGTCAGTCCTGCGTGGCGGTCATAATTATGTCGTGTTTAAAACGTTCAACCCGCCGATCAATCGCAATAACTGGGCAAATGAATATGTGCAAATTGAGGATAGACGGGCATACAACCACAAAAGCGACTACAGGAGTGTACCGCGTGAGTGGCTGGGAGACGAATTTTTTGACAGCGCAGAGCACTTAAGGCTCACAAATCCGCGCGCATACGACCATGAGTATCTAGGAAACGCAGTCGGGACAGGTGGAAACGTATTTGAGCTTTTGGAGCTGCGTGAGATCACCGATGAAGAAATAGACAGGATGGATGTGATCTATCAGGGCGTTGACTTTGGTTGGTACCCGGACGCATACGCGTTTGTAAGATGCTACTATGACGCGGACAGCGAGACGATTTTTTTTATAGACGAACATTATGTCAACAAAGAATCGAATGAAATAACGGCAAACTGGATCAAAGAAAAAGGTTATACGGACTACCACATAACCTGCGACAGCGCCGAACCGAAATCTATTAACGATTACCGAAGCATGGGACTTCCGGCGCGGCCGGCGATAAAAGGACCAGGCAGCATCGAATATGGAATGAAGTGGCTTATGCGACGCAAGCTCGTTATAGACAAGCGCAGAACGCCGAACGTATACCGCGAATTTACCGAATACGAATATGATCGGGACAAAGACGGCAACATCATAAGCGGTTATCCGGATGCAAACAACCATTCGATTGATGCTACACGCTATGCATTTGAATCCAAATTTAACCGCAGAGGGAACACAGCTTAATATACATCAAGCGGAAAAATGCCGGGAATATGGCAAATACACGGCACAGGGGTATTGCAAAGATGGGAATTATACAGACAGTCAAAAGGTGGTTTAATATGATATTTAAAAAGCAGGCTGAGAAAGATTTTAGGGTAAAGGATACCACGTCTGCGCAGATGATGGCAAAGGTCGCAGAGTGTGCCAACATCTACCGCGGCACGCCGTACTGGTTAGACGCAGATAATCGAATAAAGACTATCAATTTTGCAAAGGCGGTATGCTCCGAGACGGCGCGGCTCGTCACGCTGGGGATTAAAATCCAGGTTGACGGCGGCGCACGCGGGGCGTGGTTGCAGGAGCAGATTGATAAAGCATATTATAGCCTACGACATTGGGTAGAGTATGGCTGCGCTTATGGCACGGTAATCATAAAGCCTAATGGCAGCGGGCTTGATATGTTTACTCCTATGGATTTTATCGTGACGGAGCAGGACGACAACGGCAATATAACGGGTATTGTGTTTAAAGACAGCTATGCGGCCAAAGACAAACATTATACGCGTCTGGAATACCATAGGTTTGTCGAGATGCGGACAGAGGCGGGCGTGATATATCCGTATGTTATATCTAACAGGGCGTATGTATCAAAAAGCAGCGAATCCCTCGGAGATCCTATCCCGCTGGCACAGACAAAATGGGCTAACCTGCTGGAGGAAACACCGCCGATTCTCAAGGGCGGGAATGAAAGGCTTGATTCCCCCATGTACGGAGTGTTCCGCACCCCTGCCGCAAACAACATAGATCTTTCTTCTCCGCTGGGGATGCCGATATACGCGGAAGCCATCGAAGAAATGAAAGACCTGGACATCGCATACAGCCGGAACGCCGGTGAGATATATGACAGCGAGAAGATCATCCTTGCAGATGACAGGCTGATGTTTGACAGCGGGACGAACCTTAACGGGCGCATCCCAGACGTTAAGCTTCCGCATTATGTAAAAAACGTGTTCGGCAACAGCCCGGAAGAGTTTTATCAGGAGGTTACGCCGCAGCTTAACACAGCCACACGTCTAGACGGGATCAATGCCCTCCTGTCCCAGATAGGGTATAAATGCGGGTTCTCAAACGGCTATTTTGTCTTTAACGAGGCGAGCGGCATCCAGACAGCGACGGGCGTGGAAGCGGAGCAGCAGCGAACCATCCAGTTTATTAAGGACGTGCGGGACAAGTTGGAGAGTTGCCTTAATGATGCTATATATGCCATGTCGGTGTATGCGGATTTATACGCGCTTGCCCCTGTCGGGGTTTATGAGGTCGTGTATGACTTTGGCGACATCACGTACAACCGCGAAGAGGACAGGGCACGCTGGTGGAGCTATGTTGTGCAGGGCAAGGTGCCCGCGTGGATATATTTTGCCAAATTCGAGGGCATGACAGAGGACGATGCGAAGGCAATGGTGACGGAAGCCCAGCCAAAGGAAACGGGGCTGTTCGGGGAGGAATAAGCATGGATTTTGCGATTGTAGGACAGGGGATCGGAGACATAGAACACGGTCTTGAGTGTATATACAGAGACAGAGATGTTGGATATTAGGAGACTGTTAAGACGCATATATAGAGCGCGAAGCTGCTGCTGATAAGGAGAGAGTAATGGAACCGATAACCAGAGAAGAGTATTATCTTGCAAAGATTGCAGGGACATATAAGGGCAAGACACCCGAGCCCGTGACTATTGATGAATATTATCTTGCAACTATGGCGGGGGATTATTCCGGCAATACCCCGCAGCCCGTCACGAGATTGCAGTATTACATGGCAAAGGTAGCAGGAGTATGGGGCGGAAGCATCCCTGCGCCTGTGACACGATTAGAATATTACTGGGCGGCGATTGCCAGCGGAGAGGGGAAAGTCTTTCCGCCTGTGACACGAGAGGAGCATTTCTTGGTGCTGGTAGCCGATGCGTACAGCGTTGTGCTCACGGTCGTTACCGGCAACCCCGCCCTCTTGGAAAATTCAAAGGGGAATCGTGGGCTGGAATCCCTCACCCTCCACGGCAAATCAACGCAGGGGAGCACGACTGGGGCGCAGTTGTTGCCGTTTGAGGTAGGAGAAAACGAGAAGGGTTTGAAGTATTTAAAGATGGGATAGCGATATCCGGTGCAAGAAAGAATGACATCTATGCAGTGGGACGCAGTGGCATGAACAACGAAAGTTCATACGACGATTTCCCGTTATTAGCATCTGGGGAATATTATGTTTATTCAGATAGTGCATCTGTGAATTTAATTGTCGTTGCATTTAGAAATGGGATAAATATCACATTGGGAAGTTCCATGAAAGGAGTTGCGGCAAAAATAAAAGTAATGGATGGAGATAAGTTTCGGATATTCCTCAGACTCGAAGAAGCCTTTAATGGCAAGGTTAAGGCGATGATATCCAAAAAACAGCCAACTGCGTCCAATTACGAGCCTTACACCGGCGGCGCACCCTCTCCGTCCCCGTCCTATCCGCAGGAGATAGAGAGCGCGGGGCAGAGCGGGGAGATAGGTGTTGATGTGTATGGCGGAAATCTTATCAAAGCACCGTTTGAAAGTAGAGAAAATTCATACAAACCGGGCTATACATTTACGCAAAATGCGATCACATTTACTGTGCAAAATGATATGGGGATAAAGGTTGCGGGAACGAATACATCTGCTGATAAAGTCGCGCAATTTTCTGCGTATTATCAGGGCGATGATGAAAAACCTAAATATCCAGCGGGGACGTATACGATTTCGGAATGGGCAACCGTGCAGATTAAACTTGCATCTGAAGTTATTAATAAAAATGGCACATTTACCGCAAACGAGGAGTTTAATGTAAACGGATTTTATATTGCAATTCCGGCGGGGCAATCTGTAAATAAAACAATATATCCCATGCTCAACATCGGTTCAACCGCCCTGCCCTACGAACCCTACAAGACCGCCCAGACCCTCATCATTCCAACACCAAACGGTCTTCCGGGCATCCCGGTATCATCCGACGGAAACTACACCGATGCAGACGGGCAGCAGTGGGTGTGCGATGAGGTGGATTTTAAAAAGGGAGTGTATGTGCAGAGAGTCGCAAAAGAAATACCTAACACAAGTTTAGAATTAAGAGAGACGCCTGATGTTAAAGGGAGATATTCATTTATTAAAGCATTCAAAAATATATACAAAAATGGAGGATATAAGTGTCTGATTTCACACGGAATTTATGGATGGTGGGGAACTAAAAAAGACACCTGGGCAATGATTAGAACCACATTTGTTTATTCACCAGAAGAAAGGACAACAGAGGATAAATTAAAAGAAAAAATCTTATCTCTGATAAATTCGGATAATCCGCTGACGTTTTTAGGGCAACTTGAAACACCGATCGAAAAACCTCTTACCACAGAGCAGCTTGCAAAATACAAGGCTTTGCACACCAACAGCCCAACAACGACCGTGATAAACGATGCTGGCGCGGGAATGAGCGTGGGATACGCAAAGATGAAATAAGGGTACGCCATAAAATGCGGGAGGTGGTAGAATGGAACTGGATACGAAAGTTGGGGACGTGGAGATTAAGCTCGATACGTCCCGCATAGACGATAATCTGCTGGAAGCCCAGAAGCTTTTGAATATGCAGGTAGTGGCGGACAGCGCCCCCTTCGTTCCATTCCGGCAGGGTGCACTAAGAAACAGTGTAAGATATCCAGACGGGGTATACGGCGGCATCGTTGAGTATGACACGCCATATGCTCATTATTTGTACAAGGGCGTTGTGTACGGTCCGAATATCCCGCTTAAAGACGCAGAGGGGAACATCATAGGGTGGACATCCCCTCCCAGCAAAAGCCCGACGCAGAGACGGATTAAATATCACGAGCCGGGAACAACGTCTGAATGGTTCGAGGAAGCCAAAAGGCGGCATAAAGACGACTGGCTGAATCTTGTGAGAAAAACGGTGGGGAAAGAGTGATGCTGAGACCAGAGTATTTTGAAGGGAAAGCTGACCGGATATTAGAACTCTATGAACGGCTGGAAAACTTTATCCTGCGGGATATCGCCAGAAGGATTTTAAAATCCGGGAAAATCACAGCCACGGCGGACAGGTTGCTGTACAGGCTGGAGCAGTTGGGGGAAAGCCGGGATGAGATACAGCGGCGTATCATGGAACTGACAGACCTGAGCGAAAAAGAACTGCGGAAGCTCCTGCGTGGTGCCGTGCTGACATCGTGGGAAGATGATGCGGTTACACTGTCAGAAATGGGTATCGCGGCGCAGTCTCCGCTTGAAAATGCACGATATATGGCTGTTATTGAAGCAGAGTACATAAAAAGCCGGGCGGAGTTGAAGAACCTCACAAGGACGACGCTGGAACAAAGCCAAAAAGACCTTGTGTCGCTGCTCGACGAAGCCGATGTAAGGGTAGCAAGCGGAGTGCAAAGCTATCCCGCAGCCATAGCGGATGTGCTGGATGCGTATGCGGGACGCGGCGTTATGGTGGATTACCCGACAGGGACGCGAAGGACGCTGGAATCTGCGGTACGATGCTGTGTAGTGACGTCAATGAACCAGACAGCGGCGCAGCTGACAAACAGGTATATCGTGGACAGCGGAACAGAGTATGTGTTAACCTCGGCGCACCTCGGGGCAAGAGTAAGGCGCGACGGGCAGCCCTTGCTTGCAGGTCATGACGAATGGCAGGGCCGTGTATTTAAAATTGACGGAAGCGAGCCTGGATATCCGAACCTGCTGGAATCGACGGGGTATGATATTGATCTAACCACGGGAGAAGGCAGGGTTGTGGATATGAGAGGGATGCATGGCTATAACTGTCGTCACGGGCATATGCTGTTTGACAAGCGGATGCGGAATCCGTGGAGGGACGCAGAAGGAAATCTGCTGGATGGAAGCGGAAATAAAATTACCGACGCTGAGAATCTAAAACGGTATGAGGACAGCCAGAAGCAGCGATCTATGGAACGCGGAATCCGAAAGACGAAACGGCAGTTGATAGTAAAACAGGAAGAGCTTGCATGGGCGTCCGGCGCGGAACGGGAAAAGCTCCAGCAGGAATATGATAAGCTGGCTTACCGATTGCAGGGACAGAACAGGGCTTATAACCAGTATTGCGAAGAACATGGATTACAGCCGCAGTATGATCGGAATGCATTAGCGGGATTTGGATACCCGCAGCAAAAGGCAGCAAATAAAGGGGTAAAAAGATATGCGGAGAACGAACCGATTTGAATATTACAATCCAAACCCCTCGAAATGGCAAAGAGTAGGGGATTGCACTGTGCGCGCATTGTGCAAGGCTTTAGGGCAAGATTGGGATACAGTTTATGTAGGTTTGTCCGTGTATGGTTTTTCGTTGTCTGACATGCCAAGTGCTAATAGAGTCTGGGGCGCGTATCTGCGCGAGAACGGATTCCGCCGGTATATCGTAGACGACCACGGACAGCATGTTTACACGGTAGATGATTTTTGCCGAGACCATCCAGCAGGGACGTATGTGCTCGGGATAGACGGCCATGTGGTGTGCGTCAAAGATGGACATTACTGGGACACATGGGACAGCGGTCAGGAGATACCGATATACTACTGGGAGAAATAAGGAGATAGGCACTATGGAAACGATACAGGCTATTCTTGCTGTGTGCGGCGGCATTTCGGTGATAGGGGGCGCTGTGGCTGTGATACATAAATGGATATCCCCCGCGATTAAGCTCACCACGCGGGTAAAAGCCCTTGAAGAGCATGACAAGCGAGACTTTGAAACGATGCATGAGATTAGGGAGCGGGACAGCCTAATCATGGAGACATTGGTAACGATGCTTAACAGCCAGATATCAGGGAACAATGTTGAGCAGTTAAAAGAAACGAGGGGAAAGCTTATATCTTATCTGGCGCGGACGCAATAAGGGGAGTAATCTTGAAGGTATACGATTTTACAGTGTTTGAATTGGATTTTTTTCGCAAATACTGCAATTTTACACCTGAGGAACGGCGGCTTTTTGAATTACGTGCGCAGAATATTCCGCTGGAAAGATGTGCGGAGATGATGAACGTGAGTGTGTCCACCGTGAAAAGAATGAGCCAGCGAATAAACAAAAAGATAATACGGGTATGTTGATTTGATACTTTTGTAAGCCTTTGATGGACTGTCAGAGGCTTATTTTTTATGCCATAATTTAGCTATAGAAAGTCATTGAATTAGTCATAGGAGGCGCAGGCATGGCATTACCATATCAAGGATACGGCTATAACCCGTATCAGTATGGACAAGTAAATCCGCTACAGCCGCAGATGGACAGGCTGGCGCAGATGCAGGCTCAGTATCAGCAGCCACAGCAGATGCAGCAGGTAAATCAGGGGATCCTGTGGGTGCAGGGCGAGGCTGGAGCTAAATCTTATCTTGTCGCTCCAAATACAAGCGTCCTTTTGATGGACTCCGAAAACTCTAATTTTTATATAAAGACTACCGATGCCGCCGGGATGCCGACGCTCCGCACCTTTGCTTACAAAGAGGTCACGGTGGGCGCGAAAGAGCCACAGAAACAGGAGGAAGTGAACTTAGACGATAAATACGTTACTCGGAAAGAATACGACGATTTGAGAAGCAAATATGAAGAATTATATAGTTATCTCGAAACGGCAACAAAGCCGGAAGGAGGCAGACATGGCGAATCCCTTGTTTGAGGCCCTGAATGGTAATAGAATGGCCGGAATGCTGGAACAGTTCCAGCAATTCCGAAAAGAGATGGAGGGCAGAAATCCGAATGAAGAGATTAACAGGCTGTTGCAGTCTGGCAAAATAAACCAGCAACAGTTAAATCAAGCCCAGCAGATGGCGCAGCAGATGCAGGGTATGTTTAAAGGCTTTTTTAAATAGTACACAACCGGGTGCACACGGTTTTGTAAATACATTATCGAAGGAGATAATTACTATGACAGACGGTTTAACCGCTTCTGATGTTGCCGTATTAACCGGCGGCACAGGAAAAAATGACGGCTTCGGCGGAGATTGGGGTGCATGGATTATCCTTTTCCTGATTTTCGGTATGTTTGGCTGGGGCGGCTTCGGCGGCTGGGGCGGAAATGGTGGAGGAGCAAATTCTCCCGCATTTCAGGGTTATGCAACCCGCGCTGATATCGACGCAGCGCTGTCCACGCAGGGCATCGAAAACGGTATCCAGAACCTTTCCGGCCAGCTTTGCAACGGCTTTGCCGGCGTAAACGCCAACATGGCAAATCTGGGTTATCAGACGCAGCAATGCTGCTGCGATACCCGAGAGGCTATTGCTGGCGTAAACTACAACATGGCAGCCCAGACAAACATCCTCCAGAATACCGTAAACAACGGATTCCGCGATGTAATTGACGCGCAGAACGCCGGAACACAGCGTATCATCGACCTGTTTACACAGGATAAGATCCAGTCTCTACAGACAGAGTTACAGTCCGCACAGCTCCAGCTGTCTAACAACGCACAGACAAACAGCATCTTAAATGCTTTGAGACCTACACCCGTTCCGTCTTATCCGGTAATGTCCCCGTACACGTCCATCGTCAACCCGACAGGCTTTAGCTTTGGCGCCGGATGTGGCTACGGAGGCAACACGGGATGCGGATGTTAAAACTTCAGACGGAGTATCTTCGTGGCATTTTGCCATGATGTTCGGCTGATGCCGTTATTCACAAAAAGGGGCAGGCTGAGAACGTCTGCCCCTTTTGAAATGAAGGGAGAATAAAATGATTGAGTTAGTAAACACAACGCCGGTCACGGTCCCCGTAGGGCAGTCTATCCCGTTTTCGGCAGTGGCAACAAAGGGCGGATGCGCAGAAAGACACAGGGCTGGAAGCGCGCAGATAACGCTTGTAAAGCCCGGTAGATATCTGATTACATTTTCCGGAAACGTCGCAGTACCGACTGGGGAAACGGTAGGAGAAGTGGCGCTGGGAATTGCCAGAGATGGGGAAATCCTCGGCGGCACGGTGATGCGTGCCACCCCTGCGGCAGTAGAGCAGTATTTTAACGCATCGTCCCAGACATACGTCGATGTGTTCTGTGGATGCTGTGAAAACGTTTCCATCAAAAACGCAGGGACAATTCCTGTGTTAGTAGACAATCCGAACATAACAGCTGTTCGGGTTTGCGGTTAAGGAGGGCAGACCATGAGTTACAAATTGATGCAGAATATCCGGGAAGAGCTGGATAAAATCGCGGAAAAAGGTCTGAACACAGGCAATCTTGAGACCGCATACAAATTGATAGACATGTTGAAAGACATGGAAAATGTGGAATACTGGAAGTGCAAAGAGGGCTATTATAACGCCGTTCTCGACGAAATGGAAGGCGGATATAGCCAGGCAGGAGACCACAGCGAGATGCGGAAACGCGACAGCCGTGGGAGATACAGCAGGGATGATGGAATGAGCATGACGGCCTATGACGATGGATCATCCTATGCGCGACGTGGGGAGCACTATGTAAAGGGGCACTATAGCCGTGGAAACGGAAACAATGACCCTTATGATGATTACATGGAAAACAAGCAGTCTTATCGCAACGGCAAGTCTGAGGATTGCAAGCGGCGTATGCTGGCCGCTCTGGAAGAGCATATGGATGCACTGACGGAAGAGCTGGGAGATCTGTCAAAAGATGCAGACTGCCGAGAAGAGAGGGAGACCATTTCGCGGTATATCGAAAAATTACGAAAGATGATGTGAGTAAAGGCGGCGAGGAAACTTGCCGCTTTTGCTTTAAACATGGGTACGCCATAGTTTTTTTTGTTTGGTAAAATGTATTAAAGGCTATGGAAAGGAATGATCATTATGGAGATCAAAAGGGTATACTGTCCTGTCTGTAATAATAAAACGCGGTCAGCATTCCGCAAGGATACGACAGCGCATAATCTTCCGGTGTTTTGCCCGAAATGTAAAACGACCAGCCTCGTGAATATTGAAAACGGAAAGGCAGAGCCTATCGTCCGTTAAGTGCCAGACGCCAGACGCAGAGCCAGTGATTTGTAAGGATTTCTTACAGATTGCTGGCTCTTTTTTGTATTTGTATTTCCTCCTTTACAGCACACAGCCTTGCGGGAAGGTTGAAAATGCGGTTCGACTCCGTCTGTGTGCAATCCTGTAAATCGTAATTGCAGGAAAATCCATCCCATCTTTCTTTGTTTTTGCCACCGTGCATGGAAGCAGCCGGGTTCAAGCCCCGGCGCACGGTATAGGTGCATTGTTTAGACAGCGCCGATCATTACGCTTTTCGCCCGGTTCGCTACCCCGGGCGCTTTGTGGGATAGCTCAGGAGGTAGAGCAGCGGCCTTATAAGCCGTGTGTCATGGGTTCAATTCCCCTTCCCACAACTACCCCGCCCGTGGTTTATCGGGCTTAATCCATACCGCTGACGGGCGGTTAATCAATCACGTTTAGGAGGATAAAGATGCAGAATATTGAAGCAATTTTGACAGAACTGGGAATTGAGGTCTCGGCGGACAAAAAGGAAAGCCTTACGAAAAAGGTGGCGGAAAATTACGTCACGAAAGCTGAACATGAAAAGAAGCTGGGAAAGGCTGATACTGACCGGGACACGTGGAAAGAAAAAGCTGAGACGGCAGAAAGCACCCTGAAAGGCTTCGAGGGCGTTGACCTTGAAACAATGCAGAAGGATTTGGCTGATTGGAAGAAAAAGGCCGAGGATGCCGAGAAAAACGCACAGGCGCAGCTGTATGAGAGAGATTTCACGGACGCTCTGAAAACGGAGTTTGAAGGAATTAAATTCTCGAGCGAAGCGGCAAAGCGCGCAATTATGGCAGAAGTCAAGGAGGCCGGATTAAAGCTGAAAGACGGGAAAATCATCGGACTGAATGACCTCATAACCCAGATGAAGGAAAAGGACGCTTCGGCATTTGTTGACGATGAGCAGCAGAAAGCACAGCAGAATCAGGCACGCTTTACACAGCCGACAAACAAGCAGGGGCAGGGCGGCGCGCTGACGAAAGACCAGATTATGAGCATCAAGGATGCTTCTGAGCGTCAGGCTGCAATTGCTGCGAACATGAGTTTATTTAATTAAAGCAGGAGGGCAATTATGGGGGCAAAGGCCAATATAATCGGAACAACAGATATACAGGTAACAGCCAGAGAGCTGGACTTTGTTACGCGTTTTGAACGCAACTGGCAGCATCTGCGGGAAATCTTGGGGATTATGCGCCCCATCAAGAAGCAGCCCGGCGCAGTGCTGAAAAGTAAATACGCGGAAGGTACGCTCGAGGATGGTGCAGTAGGCGAAGGCGAGGATATCCCGTATAGCAAATTTACCGTAAAGGAAAAGAAGTATCAGGAAATGACCATCGAGAAGTACGCGAAGGCCGTTTCGATTGAAGCAATCAAAGACCACGGTTATGACAACGCTGTCCAGATGACTGACGACGAGTTCCTCTATCAGCTTCAGGCGGGCGTGACAAAGAAGTTTTACGACTATCTGAAAACCGGAACGCTCACGTCCGAGGAAACAACCTTCCAGATGGCACTTGCGATGGCAAAGGGCAAGGTTGAGAACAAGTTTAAGCAGATGCACCGGAACATCACCGGGGTTGTCGGTTTTGTGAACATCCTTGACGTGTACAAGTATCTCGGAGCAGCGAACATCACCATCCAGAATCAGTTCGGCTTCCAGTACCTGAAGGATTTTATGGGGTTCAATACAATTTTCCTTCTTTCCGACAGCGAGATCCCGGCTGATACGGTAATCGCTACACCGGTGGAAAACATCGTGATGTATTACATCGACCCCAACGACAGCGACTTCGCGAAGGCAGGCCTTGTGTACACGACCAGCGGAGAAACGAATCTGATCGGTTTCCACACACAGGGCAACTACAACACCGCCGTGTCTGAGGCGTTTGCGATCACCGGCCTTGTGCTGTTTGCGGAATACCTGGATGGTATCGCGAAAATCACCGTAAACGCGGCGGGGGGTTGATGGCCGCCAGTACACCCCTAACTACTGACGGCGAACCGCTTTCTGGGGAAACAAGACGGAAGAGTAAGAGATAAGGAGGCCGACGGGATGGCATATAGCACATTTACATTTTACGAGCAGACCTATCACGGGAATGTCGTCCCGGCGGAGGACTTTGATCGTATCGCAGACCGTGCCAGCGACTTTCTGGACGTGATAACCTTTGACCGCCTGGTGGACGGGCTTCCAGACAATGAACGAGCGAAAACAAAGGTTCAGAAAGCCGTGTGCGCGGTCTGCGACAAATTATATCAGCTGGAGCTGGCAGAGAAGAAAGCGCTGTATTCCGCTGGGGGGACATCTTCCGGCGGGGCTGGCGGTGTTACTTCGGGAGTAATTACTTCCAAGTCTGCCGGTTCTGAATCAATTTCCTACGCCTCCCCGTCTGAAATGGCAAACGGCGCAAAGGCATGGAGCGCGGTCTACCAGGCGGCCGGGGATGCACAGGAGACGAACAAGCTTCTGGCAGATGCGGCAATGCTTTATCTGGCAGGAGTGAAAAATGATGATGGCGTACCGTTGTTGTACGCAGGAATAAGGTAGAAATGGGTAACAATAAATTTTTAGCTTTATGCAAAAAGATTGTGGTTAAACAGGAGGATTAACTCATGGACATTACGACATTAGGAACTTGTGTGGCCATCGTGGCTATCTGCTATGTTATCGGTCTGGGCTGTAAGGCGGCGCAGAAAATCCCGGATGAGTGGATTCCGGTCATTATGGCGGTATGCGGCGGCCTTCTGGGTGCGCTGGGAATGAACATCATGCCGGACTTCCCGGCGACGGACTATATCAATGCTGCGGCGGTGGGCATGGTGTCCGGGCTGGCGGCCACAGGAGTAAACCAGGTATACAAGCAGGCAAAGAAAGCGTGATTTTATGGGCGGACGTGGCGGAAGTAGTGGGTTAAGTAACGAGAAGCCGGTTTCTAAGCTTATTGCGAAGGTGTACTTTAATTCTTCAAAGAAAAGCGACGCTTTAAGAGGGAGCGGAACTGTTAAAAAAGACAGTAAACTCGAGAAGGTCATTAATTCAGAAAACACTAGCTACTTTAAGTCAATCAAGACAAAGAGCGAAGCAGTAAAGACAATGAATTATATAAATGACAGATTAAGTGAGAGTAAAAGGAAAATCGCAAAACTTGGAAGTGCAGAGGCGTTATTTAAAAATCAAAGGCTTGCTATAGAGCATCGAAAATTAGTCAATGCCAGTACAGCCATGAGAGATGAAATGCACAAATTTTCAAAGGCATCTGAAAAAGGCGATACAAGTGCTTTGCACGATACAAGCCGTACTACCACCACTTATGACAGAGCCAGAAAGCGCAGAATGAAAAACTTTGATTCATGGTTCTTTGGAAGCGGAAAGAAGTAATCTATGGCAAACCGAGAGACAAGTATAGCTTACGAAAATCTGAACCGCCGCATCTTCTCTGGCGTCGGCGAATACGGTATACCACAGATAAAACCTGAGACATTCGAGGGTAACTGCGAATTTGTCGGTTTTAATTATGCCAGAGGAAAATGCAATAATCCAGAAGAGAAAGCTGTTCATTTCTTCTTAGATGATTACCAATTTGACGCACTATGGAGAAATCCAGACAGGTACGTGGACAAACTGAGCAAATTCCGGTACATTCTGACACCGGATTTCAGCACCTACACCGATTTTCCGAAAGCTATCCAGATATACAACCATTATCGCAAGCACTGGATAGGTGCATATCTGCAAGAATATGGTTGCCGTGTGATTCCAACAATCTCATGGAGCACACCGGATTCTTATGACTGGTGTTTCGATGGGGAGCCAGAGGGTGGAACGGTGGCGGTATCTTCTGTTGGCTGCATGAACAGCAAGGAAAAAAAGGCGCTGTTTTTGGCAGGGTATGAAGAAATGGTGAGGCGGTTGCAGCCGGAGACGATCATCTTTTACGGTTCTGTGCCAGAGGAATGCATGGGAAATATCGTGAGAATCCGGGCGTTTACGGATAAATTTAACGAAGCTCTTTGTGAAATGAGGGATACCGATGAATGATGCGATAGTGACAATATTCAATTTTTACGAATCCAGCACCGCCGCCATCTGGTATCCTCATGTGCTTTCCGGCGTGCATCTGGAGACTGACCGGGGGCAGATTATGAAGCTGTACGGTCCAGACAGTACAGATAACGCACAGTTACATATCCCGTTCGGGGTCAAGAACGGGAGAAAAATTATTGTTGATACCGTCGGAAAAGAATTGCCGTGGCTTCCGCCGAAGGAATGGAACAGACAGGTCAACGATTTGTTGCCCGACAGCATTACATTTAATCCGTCTACAGATTTTTTTATGGTAGGAGCATGGGACGGGGACAGTCCTGTGAACGATGCAGATTATACAGACAGGCGATATGAAGGGTTTTATGCGTTTATGAATGCCGAAAAAGATTTTGTTTACCTGATATCGTCAGTGGGAGGACCGTATACGGTAATCCCGCATTTTGAAATCTTAGGGAAGTAGGTGGTGAAGGTGGCTGAACCTATCGGGAATGATGCTACTGGATATGATGTTCTGACGGCGGCGATGAAGTCGCTGCTTAACCAGTTTCCGGGGCTGTATCCAGATGAAGTAATTAAATTTGAGGAGCTTGGGACTGAAGATGGCATTGCGTTTTCCAATGATTCCGGGGCGCTGGTGTATACAGAAAAAGAAGATATACTCGGGCGGATATATCAGGAATGCCGGTATCCCTGCTTTGTAGTATACCGTTCGACCACGGGAGCAAGGGAACGACAGAAAATTACTATTCTGGAATTCCTGGATACGCTGGGTCGCTGGCTTTGCCACGAACCCTCCGGGATTGAAGGGAAAGAGTACGAAAAAGCGGTATACCCAGATCTGACCGCAGGGCGGAGGGTTGAGCGGGTAACACGCGGAAACGCATATGGGACACAGCCGCAGGAGAATGGCGTGCAGGACTGGGTTCTACCGGTTACGGTTTTTTATAAAAATGTTATCGAGCCTGAAATTTAAGAAAGGAAAAAAGCAATGAAAAGACATTTGTTGAGACATTTTGTCGATGTAAAAATGGACACGACCTCTGAGGGGACAGCGGCAGACTACCGGCTTCTGGGAACGGGTATTACCTCTTTAACGGAGGAAATGAACCCCGAGACGGAGACGGTACAGTACATCAATCAGGAAAACGGATCTACGGACCTTAAATCCTATACGCCGTCCATCGAAGTTGAAAGGCAGAACGTAGACGAAGAGGATCAGGATCTTACAGACTGGTTTAACAAGATGATAGACACGCTGCCCGTCGGAGCTGATGCCATAACATCCTATGTCCGCGTAAGAGTTTCCGGCGCTGGTCCTTCATATCCGGCAGTCCGCCGCCGTTGCGTTGTGAGTGTAGGCGGCACGGGCGGCGATGCTGGGTCTAACGTAACGGACACACTGACGCTGGGCGGCAGAGGTGACGGAGAAGCCGGAACGTTTAACGTAACCACAAGAAAATTCACGGCGACGCCCGCGTCTGACAGGGCTTTAACGGAGTAAGGAGGACAAGATGGGAGCAGCAAGCTTACGAGTAGACAGTGGCGTCAAACGAATTGAGGTAAACGATAACGGCGATTATATTGCGGTCAACATCTCTGACAACAGTTTTTTTAAGCGTTTTGACGATTTTGTGGCATGGCTGAATGCAAAAAACGAGGAAGCCGATAGGATTGCTAATGATTCTTCCGGTGATTTCACGGAACGCTTCGGAGCGTATGACGCTTTATGTAAGGAGGCCTGCGCTGAGTTGGATTCTCTGTTTGGGAGCGGGTGTTGCAAAAAGGTGTTTCCTGACGTGGAATCCCCTGGAATGGAGCTTATCGCGGACTTTTTAGACCAGATTATACCGATTCTTCAGGGCTTCGCCACCGAACGAAATCAGAAAATCACAAGCAAATACAGCCCGAACAGGAAAGGGGCGCGAAGCAATTAAATGTGGAATGTGCTTCTTGATAAATTCCCAACAGAATATGAGGGATTTCGCATAGATGGATCCTTCCAGACAGGGATCCAGATTTCACAGGCTTTGCAAGACCCCGGTCTGACCGACGATGAGAGGTTGGCTGTAGCGCTGGGGCTGCTGTATCCGTCAGAGGATGGGGACAGCAGCCCTTCTTCTTTCCCCGATTTAGAAACTGCCGTAGATGGTCTTAGGTGGTTCCTGAGCGGATGGTATACCGACAACCGCCCGAAGAATGAGGATAAAGTTCCGGTAACGGATTTTGACATAGATCAGTGGCGCATCTATTCAGCGTTTCTGGAAAAGTACGGAATCGACCTGAACCGGTCTGATCTGCATTATTGGGCGTTTATGGGACTGCTGTCAACGCTCGGGGCATGCGCGTACACGAATGTCATATCCATCCGACAGCAGAAGATAGATCCTAAGATGGACACGCGCGCAAAACAGGCATTGATGGAGCAGAAACGCATATTTGCAATAGAGCGGGAAGAGGAACTGACAGAAGAGGAACAGGAAGATGTTGACGCTTTTATGACATGGGTCAAGGCAGGAGGCTGACATGCCGAAATATGATGGTTCGATACGGATAAACACAAAAATTGAAACAAAAGATTTAAACAGCCAGATGATGCGCGTGTCTAATGCCATAAAAAAAGACAGCGCGGCTTTAGATTCTCTCAATCGCAAAATGGAAGAATTTTCGCAAAAGAAAATCCCGACAGAAAAATTTGCAGAATTACAAAGAGAGTTAGAAAAGGCAGAATCCGAGTATTCAAAACTGCAGGCCCGTATGTCACAAAAGGGGGCGGCAACGTCTGAGTATAAAGCTTTACAGAAAGACCTCGTTGCGGCGCAAGGAGAGCTGTCTAAGCTTGTAGCACGTCAGACAGACTGGGAAAACATGGGGGTACATCAAACCGGCGGCGCATGGGACGTACTAAATGAACAGGTTGCGGCCGCATCCGACCGTGTAGACGAGCTGAAAGAAAAGCTTGAGCAGATGGAGAACAGCGGAAAAGCATATACCCCGAAAGTGGACAAGGCTCAACTGGATGAAGCGGCTCAGAAAGTAGATGAAATCAAGGCGAAAATGAACGCGGAGAAAGCATCCGGTAACGCGTTTGTATCTCCAAAAGACACGGAAGAGTTTCAAAAAATGTCTGCAAAAGCGTCTCAGCTTGCCGGAAACATAGATGTTTCAAAGCGCAGGATGGCAGAACTTAACGCGAAGCAGAAGCCCATCAAAAAAGAATTTGACCGGATGAAGAATTCTGCCGATAAAGCATTTAAAACAGCCTCGTCCGGCGCGAAAAAAATCGCGGGGCTGTTCAGCGCCCTTGCGTCAAGGCTAAAAGGAATCGCATTCTCATCAAAGAAAAGTGCAGGGATGTTCAGCACATTTGCGTCAAGGCTGAAAGGTATCGCGTTATCGCTTTTGGTATTTAACTGGATAACAAAAGCATTTAATGCGATGGTGTCCGGAATGCAAAAGGGATTCTCAAACCTTGCAAAATATTCTGAGCCGTTGGCAAATTCATTTCAGACGCTAAAAAATTCCCTGGTTACGCTTGGAAATGCGCTTGCAGCTGCCTTTGCACCGATTGTCCAGATAGCAATTCCGTATCTAAATGCGCTTATAAACGGGATAACGCGGGCGATAACATACGTGGCGCAGCTTATTGCCATCCTCGGCGGGAAAAGCACATTCATCCGAGCGAAAAAGATACAGGATTCCTATAACGATTCCCTGAATGGAACAGCAGAGGCGGCAAAAAAGGCGGCCGGAGCTTTGGCAAAATTTGATGACCTGGATGTGCTGCAAAAGCAGGACAATTCCGGCGGCGGTGGAGGTGCGGGTGCTGATGGAGGATTTGAAGAAGTACCAATAGATAATAAATGGTTGAAAATAGCCGATTGGTTAAAAGAAATGTGGGAAAACAGTGACTTCTATGAGCTTGGTAAGTTCTTGGGGGAAAAGCTGAAAGAAGCTCTGGATAATATCCCGTGGGATGATATCAAAGAATCTGCTCGGAGAATTGCTCACAGTATAGCAACCTTTATCAACGGATTTATTGAGGTTGAAGGTCTTGGATACTCGATTGGTACAACGCTTGCACAGGCTATCAACACCGCATTTGAGTTCTTGAATGAATTTGTGCATACAATTCACTGGGATTCGATAGGTGCTTTTATTGCAGATACCTTGAATGGTTTTTTTGAAAGCATTGATTGGGATGTTATTTATGACACCTTTGTGACAGGAGCTAAAGGGCTGGCAGATGCGATCAATTCGTTTACAGATTGGTTTAACTGGGACAATGTTTCAAATACAATATCTAATTTAGTCAATACGTTTGTCGATACCGTGTACACATTTTTTTCAACCGCAGACTGGGAGGCTATTGGAGCCAATATAGGTCAACAGATTTCCAAAACTGTAAAAAATATTGACTGGAAAGCGGCAGGCGAGGCGTTTTCAAAAGTAGCTACATCTATTCTCGAAATGATAAAGGCGGGATTGGAAGAAATCGAATGGGATGAAGTTGGTATTGCAATCCGCGACTTTTTGGTAGGAATTGATTGGGCAACGCTTTTGAAGGATGTGGGCGACATCATTTCAGAGACACTGAACGGCTTGATTCATACAGCATATGCAGCTCTTGGCGGAAATGATGAAGAGTTTACAAAATGGCAGGAAAACAATCGAAAAGCTCGTGATGAAGCTGGAAAGACTTATGAGGAATTAGGGACAAAGGCAGAAGAATACTTGACCCGTCAGAGGAAAATAACAGATCCGTCAACATGGGATATTACTATAGTAGCTAGAAAAATGGCTCAAATTGCATCTGAAGCATTTGACGGTATGATGGAATCCCTTTCTAATTTCTGTGAAGCTGCTGGCACATTCTTGGGCGAAAAATTTACAGAAATCACAGAAAATGCCTCGTTAAAGTGGAGCGAGTTTAAGATATGGTGGGATGAGTTTTGGACAGAAATTTTGGAAAATATATTGCCGGTGTGGGAAAATATCAAATTATTTTTCGCGGAAACCTGGGAATCCATCAAAGAGACTGCAGGGGTAATTTGGACACCGATCAAAGAATTTTTCCTTGAAATCTGGGGAGAAATCCGTGATAAAGCGGTGGAGATTTGGGAAAAAGTAAGAAGCACATTTGAAGAAAAGATGAACAAAGTCAAGGAAAAATCGACGGAGATTATCAAGAAATTTGATGACTTCAAAACGAGTGTAAAAACAGTTTTTGAAGCTGTGAAATCCAAAGTCGAAGAAACTATCAAGCCGGTTATTGATTTGATTCAGAATTTTACAGATAAAATTCGTGCTGCAATCTCGGCGGTTAAAGACTTTTTTGCAAGTGGATTTGAAAAAGTGGGGGAGATATTCGGCGGAATATTTACTGGTGGAGGATCATCGCATACGCGAACAATGTCCACGCAGCCGTATGCCATAAGCGAAAGCTTTGCATCTCGTACCCTGCGGGATATCCCGGCGCTTGCATCTGGCTCGGTAATCCGTGGCGGCAACCCGTTCCTGGCGATTCTTGGCGACCAGCGGGCAGGGCAGACCAACATCGAAGCGCCGATAGGCACAATCAAACAAGCTGTATCGGAGGTAATGGCAGAGAGCGGCGGCGGATTTAGAACGGCGAAAATTGTCTTGCAGGTAAACGGGGTAGATCTGGCGCAAGCTACACTGCAGGATTTCTTATCGGAAGCAAGCAGGCAAGGATATGATCTGGAGGTGATCGGAGGATGATTTTTACACGCGGCATATACATAGATGGGGAGTATTTTAACATCCCCATCGTGTCCATAAAAAGAAACGCGGATTTCCTCGACAAATTCGCCGAAAGAGTTGAAACGGGAGAGCTCCAGCGTGAATTGATAGGCGTGTATTTTAACTACACAATGTCGGTCGGGAAGAGCAGCTCGTTCCCGGATGGCGTATATAAACGTTTCTGGGATAAGGTTACAGAGCCCGTCCCATTCCATATTATTTCGCTGCCGTCAGATCCTGGTTATTACGAATACACAGCTTATATATCCAGCGTCTCTGATGAATACGAGAAGATAACACAGGATAGCGCTGATTATAAAGGGTTTACCTGCAAGTTTACGGCGAAAGAACCGGCAAGGAGACCATGATGAAAACAGAATTTTATGTCGAATACAATCTGTATGACACGACTGCTCTGCCTGATGCAAAAGAAAGCACAGAGAGCAATGCTGCTTTTGGGGATATGGGGCTGTTTAAGTCAAAAGGCAGCCCACCAAAATACGCTACACTGGAACATAATTTTTTCGTGTTGGATGGGAGTCTTAGCGAAATGCCAGACACGCCGACGGACATCCCATTTTTTTCGGATGTGCAAGCGGGCGCAGATGGAATTTTCAAAAAACAGCCTGTAATCAGAATAGATTTTACCGAAAATCATACCTCTATCGGGCTGACTTTTCATTTTTCGGAAACATTCCCGCTGGAGATGGAAGTGACATGGTACGACCTCGGCGGTACATATAAATCGCAAAAACGTTTCTTTCCGGACAAACTGAATTATTTTGCCGAAAACCAGGTGGAGGAATACGGACGCATTGAAATCCGATTTGTACGTGCCCTACCGTGGCACAATGTAAAGTTAAACTATCTCGAGTATGGCACAACGTTTATCTGGGGTCCGGATGTCATAAAAAGCGCGAAGCTCGTAAATGACACAGATCCTATCAGTAACCAAATCAAGACGGACAAGATTACGTTTGACTTTGTTGACCCTGATGATGATTTTAATATTGGCAAAATCGACGGGTTGCACAAAACATTGCAGAAAAAGCAGAGAATGTTACCCTATGAAATCGTTGACGGCGTGAAGATGCCGCTGGGTGTGTTTTTCATGGAATCTAACAGTACCACCAAAAATGTCACCCAAATATCGGCGATCGACTACAAAGGGATGCTTGCTAATGTGGATTTTAAAGACGGGCGGATATACGACGGAGAAACGGCGGAAAGTGTGATCGAAGAGATTATGACAGCGGCAGGGATTGAAGATTATACGGTTGAGGAAGAGGTGGCGAAAACGCCCCTGTATGGCACGCTTAAAATCCAGACCTGTCAAAAAGCTCTGCGTGAGGTATTGTTCGCTTGCGCTGCGATTATGAACACATCCCGCCGGTCTGGAATCGAAATACGAAAATCGACCAGAAAAATATCGACAACGATTCCGCGCAGCCGGAAATTTTCCACGACGTTAAAGGCAGATCCTTATGTGTCAGACGTAAGCGTAAAATATAAAACGTGGGTGTTGGACGCGGCGGAAAGCGAGATTACGAAAGGCACATACGATCCTGGGATACATACAATTCAGCTCACAAGCCCGGCAGCGAACATGAGCGCATCTGCTGGAAGGATTGTTAAACAAATGCCGTACTATGTTGTGCTGGAAATCGCTGGAAACTCCCGTGCAGAGGTCACGATCACGGGGCACAAATATGTTGGTACAGAGCTGGCTACACTGTCCAGAATCGAGCATATAAAGTCAGGTGAAGTGCGGAACACGAAAACATTTTCCGGAACGCTTTTAAATTACGAAAGCGCACAGAAGGTTGCAGACAATATCCTGGATTATTACCAACTCCAGCAGATCATCCAGACACGCCATTTGTCCGCAGAGGAAAAAGCAGGGGACTGGGCGGAGATTGAAAATACCTTGCAAATGCACGGAAATTTTGTCGCCTGTATAGAATCCTTTAGCGTTGACCTTACAGGTGGATTTGTGGGTACGGCAAAATGTCGTGGATATTATAAAATAACATCAGAAGAGTATTATTCCGGCGAGCTGTATGCTGATGAGGAGGTAGGGATTTTCTGATGGAATGGGTGTATGACCGAACGCAGGCGGACGTTGAACGGGTAAAGGTTTTGAATGATAAATACGCTGCAGGGACAATCTCCGAAGAAGAAAAAATGGAATGGGCTGCCGGAATGAAGGGAGCGTTGAATGTAGCGGATTTGAACCGGATCGAAAGTAACATCCGTGAGATCGCTGAAACTTTGGCGGTAAGCGTGACGGTGAAGACATGGGGGGCGAATCAGATTCCGCGAGTAAGTGATTTTAAACGGATCTGCGACAACGTGCAGCGGATCCGTGAAGCGTGGAGTGCTTTGAAAGATACCCCTGCCACACCAGACCCGCCGCTGATTACTTATCAAAAATGGAACGCCATAGAAAAGATCTTACACGATGTCAAATATGTATATGACCGAGCGATGGGCAGTTATTATTATTGCGGCGACGAACTCTACGCCGGGGAAGGAATAGGGATTTTGTAATGGCAGATACATGGTTTAGCTCGAAAGAGTGGAAAGCTCGCCTTGTGGAATTCGCAGGACGGCGGTTACTTAGAAATGTTGCAAATGGAGAATCCACAACATATGACGTATCCCGTAGCGAAGGGCGGGTTTCGCAGGAGGGCGATGCGTTTAATGCCAAAAACATGAATGATCTTGAACAAAGGGTGGCAAATGGATTTGCAGATGCAAAGACAGCGGTTGAAACACTAAGTAGTGATTTGGGCGGTCTGTCTTTTGGTCAGGATGCTGATGGCAACTGGGGATATCGGATTGGAGGTGCAGATCCAGTAGTCCCTTTTAAAAGCTCCAAAGTAGCGATGGGAGGTTTTAAATTTCTAGGCAATAACGGGAACCCGAATGGCGCAACAGTCGATGTTGGTTTCAAACCAGATTTTATCATGTATGGATTTCTTGGCGGAAGCGATCCAACTAAAGCTTTTTACAATGGGGGTAGTAGAAATGATCGAACTATGGTGCTGTGGTGGACTGAATTACAAAGGGAGTTCATCTGGGATTCTGCGAATGACAATCCGCCAATGTGCATCAGAAGATCATTTCCTACTGGCCCAAGTACAGGAAATCGGCTCGCGTTGCAAGAAGTAACGGATACTGGGTTCAAAATATACGGCGGACACGGTTCAGGTGCGGCATTCTATATCTGTATTAAGCTTAAATGATTTACTTAAAACCAAATGCGTGTTTATTATTTAAATCCAAAGGCTTTTACGGTAGCACTGCCGGTACCAGCGGTTCTACCTAAAATGCTAATTGCACCTGTGATATTTTTTAATATAACCAGTTGGTAAAACCTAAAATACTAACAGAAAAGAGGTAAGAATATGCGAAAAATCGTATTTAAATCTGGGAAAGAATTGGAGATTGATGGAATTGTCCAAAGCGGGAAATCCTTGCAAATCTCTATAAAAAACAGCGATACAAAAAGCATAATTGACATGTTTTCGAGCGCTGAGAATACGGCTGTGATGCGATATTATGTTGGGACAGACCTGATATGCGGATATGCTGGGTTTAAAAAATTCGTGAGTTTGGAATATACACCTGACGTGATAGCATCCATCAATTACGAGCAGGAGGACGCAACCACAGAAAGCGGGTTTGTGGAATCCCATGTGGCTGTATGTACGGTGCATATGGAAAAAGCTGAAGAAGCAGGGCTGCCGGAGGGACTGACTGATAAAGTCGCAAAACTGGAAAACGATGTGTCCAGCATCACGTCCGGCATCAACGAAGTTAACGGAATCTTGGAGGGCGAATGATATGTTTACGGAAAAAGCGAAAGAAAATCTCCTGGCAATGCTAGAGCAGGCTAAATTCAGCGCTGTGGATAACACGGATGCACAGGCTTTGCTCGTGCCGTCGCTGTACCCTGAATGGGAAGCACTGAAGGACGGAACACATCTGACAAAAGGGCAGCGTTGCACTTATAATAAAGTGCTGTACAATGTCCTGTCTGACCACGATAAACAGAATCAGTGGACTCCGGAAGCGGCACCGTCCCTGTTCGCAAAAGTTCTTATCCCAGACCCAAGCGTAACGCCGGACTGGGAGCAGCCGGGAAGCACAAACGGATATAAAAAAGGCGATAAGGTAAAACACAATAGTAAGGTCTGGGAATCGCTTATTGATAACAATGTATGGGAGCCTGGATCTGTAGGAACAGATAGTGTATGGAAAGAAGTACAGGAAGGATAAGGTGATCCAAGTATCTCCCGCGCAGGGTTAAGCGTGATTCCGGGGCGACTTCGGTCGCCCTATTAAAAGGAAAGAGGTAGAATATGAAATTTTCAGACGCATTTAAAATTATGAAAACAGGAATCCCTGTAAAGCTTCCGTCATGGGGCGGATATTGGTATTGGGATGAAGAAAAGAAAACGATCATGATGAAGTGCAGAAAGATTGACTCTGAGACGGGGAAGGATTTACTCGATATTAGGGAAACTCAGCGAGTGGAATATACGATTGAGAATATTCTTTCTGATGAGTGGGAAGTTGCAGAAAAAGGGAAGACTCCAGTCCTCGGTGGGGAGGCTATGTTTGATTTTGGTACTGCAATCAAGTACATGAAACGTGGAATAAAAGTTAAGAGAGCAGGTTGGAACGGGAAAAATCAGTGCATTGCACTCGCAAAGAACATCAGTTATACGGCGGCGGACGGAACTATCGTCAACTGCGAGCATGAAGCTATTGGAAATAGGGCTGTTGCATTTATCGGGACATCTGGTGTTCAGATGGGATGGCTTGCGTCACAGGCTGATATGTTAGCGGAAGATTGGATGTTTGCATGATACGGAGGATTGAAAGTATGGGAAGCAAAGAATTTTTAGAAAAGAGTAAGCAGATTGTCGTTGACTATTTCAACAGCCATGCGGACAAAACCGACCAGAAGCAGATTACACAGGATGATGTATATGTGGTTTGGTACTGCAAGACGCTTCAGAACCATAAAGCGCTGTTGAGCACAACTGTTTCTGACGGTATGTATTACGAAATCACGCATAATGGGGACAAGCAGGAAACGTATGTGGATGCATACAAGAAGTGGGAGAATTTTGTTGTGAGGTAATGCAAATGTGGAAAGGAATTGACGTTTCGGATAATCAAGGCGTGATAGACTGGGCACAGGTTGCAGCGTCAAAAGTTGCATTCGCAATCTTGCGCAGTGTGCGCCGATCGGGCAAGGAAGATAATCAGTTTGCTGCAAATCTGGAAGGCTGCCGAAAGCACAATATACCATTGTCTGTATATAAGTACACCTACGCAGCCACGCCGGAAACGGCGCGTGGAGAAGCTCAGCAGGTCGTAGAATTATTACAGTCTCACGGGCTGACCGGAACAATGGTCTGGTGGGATGTAGAGGACAAAGATGTGTTGCATCCGTTGGGCATTAAAAAACTGACAAAGTGCATCAGAGCGGCACAGGAAGTCATCACAACGGCAGGTTACGGATTTGGGCTATATATCGGGCTGTATGTTTATAAGGAGCGCTGGCTTGACTTTGACGCGTTTGCTGGGACACGGCTGTGGGTGGCTCGATACTACAAAGGTTATCGCACGATGCAGTTTGCCGATGAGCCGGATCAGAGCTATAAGCCACCGGTTGATCGATGGCTTACGGTATGGCAGTATACGAGCTGTGGCGAGATTGCAGGCATCAAAGGCGATGTTGATCTAAATATTAGCTACGAAGATCCGGCAGCGTGGACACAGCATGTGGCGGAGTCTGGAGTAATCTATACAGTATCGGTGGCGGATGTCTGGACACGCGATCAGGCAGAGGCTATTCAGCAGCAACTTGCGCCTCTGGGAGTTTGCGGCGTGGTGCACAAAGTACAAATATTGGAGTAA